AAGACGAACGCCGGCTCTGGAAGCTTTTTGACCGGCTGGAATGCATGGTGCTCGAAAAGCTCGAATTCCGCAAGCGGCAAATGGCTAGTAAATAGTGATTTCAAAATTACACCAGCGGACTGCCTTCCCCCAGGCGGTTCGCTATTTTTATCCAAAGGCAGGTGAAACTAAGTGGCAGCGTTAAGATACAAAACTGCGAAAGAAATGGAAGAGAAAATAGATAATTATTTTGAATCATTGAAGGGCCAACCGCTTTTAGATTGCGAAGGTCAACCTGTTGTATGCAAAGGCCGAATTGTTTTCTTAGAAGAACCCACGCCGCCTACAGTCTGCGGACTAGCGTTGCATCTTGGTTTAAAAAGCCGCCAGTCTTTATTGAACTATAAAAACCGATCCAAAGCATTTGAAGAAGTGATATCCCGGGCAAAGCTTCGAATTGAAGCGTATGCAGAAGGAAGATTATTTGATCGAGACGGATCACGTGGAGCACAGTTTACGTTAGAGAATAATTTTGGATGGAAAAAAGAAGATGCATCAAGCGATGGAGAAGGAAATAACCTTATAGATGCTATAGCAGAAAGTTTAAAGGATTTGAACAAGCGTGAAGTATGATAAGTTCAGCCAAAAACAAATAAAGGCCATGCTTTGGTGGAAAATGGATCGTTACAGAGGCTTTGATGCTATTGTTTGTGACGGCTCTGTACGATCTGGGAAAACCCTGTCAATGACAATAGGGTTTATTTTATGGAGCCTTGAAAACTATCAAAATCAAAACTTCGCTATTTGTGGTAAAACAATTGCCTCAATACGGCGCAATATTGTAATGCAATTAAAGCTATGGCTGGGCGGAATTTGTGAAATCGTGGAGCACCGTAGCCAAAACTACATAGATATATCTATTCGAGGTAAAAAGAATCGGTATTTTATATTTGGAGGACGGGATGAATCAAGTTATTCATTAATTCAAGGTATGACGCTTGCTGGTGTGCTGCTGGACGAGGTGGCGCTTATGCCTCAATCCTTCGTGGATCAGGCTCTCGCCCGCTGTTCTGTGCAGGGGTCGAAGTTCTGGTTTAACTGCAACCCAGAAAACCCTAACCACTGGTTTCACCGGGAGTGGGTTGAGGAAGAATATGGCAAAAAGAACAGACTTCATCTTCACTTTACGATGGATGACAATTTAAACCTGACACAAGAAGTAAAGCAACGCTATGAAAGCATTTACACCGGTGTGTTTTATGAGCGCTATGTTCTTGGTCTGTGGGTTGTGGCAGAGGGTGCAATTTACCCGATGTTCCGAGAAAAAGAGCATCTTGTTCCGTGCGAGGAGAGGAAATACGATCAATATTATATTTCTTGTGATTACGGGACGATGAACCCTTTCTCAGCAGGATTATGGGGAAGATATAAAGGCGTTTGGTACAGGGTAAAGGAATATTATCATAACGGACGCGCCAGCAAGAATGTAAGGACGGATGAACAATATTATAAAGACTTGGAAACCCTTGCCGGGAATCTGCCAATACGATCCGTTATCGTTGACCCGTCAGCAGCGAGTTTTATTGCATGTATCAGGAAGCATGGAAGATTCAACGTAACTTCAGCAGAAAACGATGTGCTTAACGGTATTCGAAATGTGGCAACGTGCCTACAGGAGAAAAAAATCCTATTTAATGATTGCTGCAAGGCTACAGTATCCGAATTTAAATCTTATGTATGGGACGAAAAATCCGGAGAAGACAAGCCGATCAAGGAAAATGATCACGCTATGGATGATATCAGATACTTTGTCAATACAGTAATCAAACCCAAAAGAGGATTTATCACAGCTGGAAATCTTACATTCAGGTGATCTTTATGATACAAATGACGCAAGAACAATTCAAAGGGTACGGAGCAGAAAATATTTCTGAGATAGCTGCGTTCGCGCGCCCATACCTAGAACACAGAATTGACCTTTATAAAAAATACGCACGCAAATTAAACGAAAATCAGATTATGGGAGAGGGCGATGCCGGGAAGATCGTTGTTGCCTTTGAATACTATATCGTCAATATGGTTCAAGGGTATCTTGGTGGGAAATCTCCTATGTATTCTGTTGCAAGGCCTTCAGATTATACGCTTTCTAAAAATGAAAGAGGAATCATTCAAAAAACATCAAATAAGATCAGAGAAGCCTTTACCGGGAAGAAGCCAAGATATAGTGATGAGCAAAAAAAAGCATATGTGGATTCGTTTTCGGAAGCAATTGAATATATCAGGCGATACAACGATGATGCCGCAACGTATGTAGAGATCGTACACGATTATCTCATAACGACTGCGGCATATATTTATGTTTACGAGAACGAAGATAACGAGATAGTATATACCCGTTTCGATAGTAAGCAAACGGCTGCGGTATATGATTACGCTACTCCTCCGAACATGATTGGCGTCGTCAGAATGTGGAAAGAAAAGGATATGTCAGGGAACGATATTGACGTAATCGAACTGATTGATGATTCCTTACGACGAAAATTCGTTGATCGGGTTCCGCAAGAACCGGAAGAGCTTCATTGGAACGATGTCCCATGCGTTGCTTTTGAAAACCCCGATGGGATCGCAGTGTTTGAACCGGCGCTCGAAACGATCTCTGCTTATGAAACAAATTTAGGCAACATACGTAGCATGACGAAATACAATGACGAAGCCAAACTCGTTTTTATTGGATATCGGTACGAAAACGACCTCACGAAAAAGGATGAAGATGGGAATCTTGTGCCGAACCCTGACAGGGAGATTGAAGAAGAGATCATAATGAGAGCGCGTTCTTTATGCATTGATGGCGCAGACAGTACGAGCGGCAGCATTTCGTGGCTAATTAAGGATGTAAATTACGATGGAATTCTTGGAACCTTGAAACAATACCACGATCTGATAACGATGGTCACAGGCGTTCCGAACATGACGGATGAAGCGTTTTCCAACGCTGACAACGCATCTGCATTAGGATACAAGCTCTATGCGCTCGACCAGTATTGCGCTACATTTGACCGGATTGCAAAAAAAGCACTTCTTCGCCTGTGGGAACTGATTACTGGCCGACTAAATCTCAAAGGTGAAAATTTTGATTTTAGAGATATTGACATCAAATTACAAAGGAACATACCAACCGACCGGGATAAAAGCCTTTCACGCGCCATTGAAGCTTATAGAGGCGGCTTAATCAGTCAGGAAACAGCAATCAACGAAAGCCAAATCGAGGTAGATGCAAAGGATGAAATGGAACGGCAGAAAACAGAGCAGGAAGAAGATTTTGAAACCATGAAGAAGCGCAATGAAGAATTGAGAACCGAAAGTGAAGAGGACGGAGATGAAGAACAGTCAGAATCAAATCAAGACGTTCTGGAAGATTCCTGACGCACAGCAGGAAAAGCTACTTTCATTGATTGAAACTGAGCAGAAAGAACTATCGGACACCTTGCAATCAGTTCTTGACCAATTCGGAAATACTGAAATGAAAGGCTACCTACCAAGACAGAAAATAGAACGTCTGTATCGCGCAATCAGAAGATGGGAACAAGATGGATATGACGAGGGTGAGATGCGGCTATGGATGAATGATTTAAAAAACCGTCGTAGAATACGTGGCGAGGAAGCCTTTTTCATGTTTCTTTTCGCCTCAATGGTGGACTATAACCGTGCAGTAGCGAAGCGGAGCCTCCCTTTTCTGACGGCTTCCGCAATAGCTGCATACAACCATTCCTATAAGATGGCAAATGCTGTTACTGGAAAAGGGAAGAGGCAGGAAATCAATCAAAATTTTGTGAAATCATCCCTTGACGGAACGCTTCCGTCAGGGGGCGACTTTTATTCTGGGTTAGAGAATGATGCACATTACCGAGCGCGTCAAGTTCAAGAACAAGCCATATCCAACTTAATTCAAAAGAAGCCCCTCGATATGAATTCTCCTGAATTTGTACGAATCTTGAACGCACAAAAACATTGGCAGCTAAGGAGAACGCACGCTTCGGTAGCTGGCGGATACGCCGGATACTACGACATGGTTACATCTTTCATGGTTCATACCGCTGTTGCACAAGCGTACAAGGATGCACAAGTGAAAGAATACAGGTTTATTGCGGTCATCGACGACGTTACCACGACTACATGCAAAGGATTGAACGGGCAAACGTTCCGCATGTCGGATATGAAAATGGGGATCAACTTCCCGCCCACCTACCCGCCGCCGCATCCATGCAGAAGCATTACCGAGCCGATCAAATAGGAGGGATAAATGTGCAGGTTATTGTTGGGGAAAACTGCTATGAAGTAACCAAGCCGGCAGCAAAAGCAATAATGAGAGAAGCGAAAAATGCGGCTTCACATGGAACGGTCTACGCTATCCAAAAAGGGAAATTCATAACGCTTGTAAATCACAAGGGAGACGGACGGTATTTCCGTGAAAACGGATTCAAAATCTACAGAAAAAGGGTGGTTTATGGTGGTCATCATCATAGATGAAGACGGTAGGGAATACACCTCGTTCATTTCGCAAACTCTGGATCGGATCAAACAATACGATGTGAGAAGCCTCGCGATTGTTGCGCTGACAAATGGCGAAGACGATTCCGTTACAGCTTATTGGAACGCATCGTTGAATGATATCATAAAATCCAAGGATGTGATTGAATATGACGCAATAGACCGGTTTATTGAAGCCAACCTTCAACGGTATCAAGCCATTTTAAACGAACAACTTGAAAACGATGATTAAGGGAGCTATAAAGGCTCCATTTTATCATACAAAAAATCGACGAAAGGAATGATTACATGCCAGAGACAAATGAAAATTTGGAACCGACCCCCAAAGGCGAAGAAGTGAACTACGATGACCTTCTTAAATCCGATGAACGGTTTTCTTCATGGCTTAAATCAAAGACCCAAGAAGCAGCCGAAACCGCCGCGCAGGAAGCGGGCCGGAAATGGAAGATCATGCACGACAACAGCATGAGCGAAGCGGAGCGCTTGCGCAGTATGACGGCGGAGGAACAAGCGGAGTATTACCGCAAGAAGTTCGAGGATGCCGAAGCGGCCCATCAGCGTAAGGAAAACGCGAGGAAACTAGAAGGAGAAACGGCTTCTCTGTTTTCGCAGAGCGGCATTCCCAACGAATTCCTTCCCTTGTTTGATTTTGAGACGGCGACCGCCGAAAGCGTAAAAAGCCAGGTTGGGTTGCTGTCCAAATTCGAGTTTTACCCGAAGGGGACGTTTGAGCAGAAAGTTCAGGAGGCGGTAAATCAGAAGCTTCAGCAAAAGCCGCCTACCTCGTCATCCTCCGGAGGCGGAGACGAAGACTTGGACGCACAGATCAATAAGGCGTTTGAATCTGGGGATCGGGTAACGTACATCAAACTCATGAACGAAAAAGCGAAAAATACAAAAAAGGAGTAATTTAAATGGCAGATCAGATTGCAACCAGTTTTGAAACCCCTAATTACTCTGGATTGCTTTTCAACAAAGGCAATACCAGAACGCCGTTTTCTTCTATGATTGGAGGCAAAACAAAATACACTGATCATGTGGAATTTGCTGTTGGACAGGAATACACCACAGACGGCGGAACACAGCCCGCGATCAGTGAAGCGGCATCTTTGACAGCGCCAGAAGCATCTGTAAAGAAAAGAAAGCAGACTACCAACGTAACACAGATTTTTCAAGAATCTGTTGGCATTTCTTATGCAAAGATGTCTAACATGGGCACTCTCTCCGGCCTGAACGTTACGGGACAGAAGGCGAATCCTGCGGATGAACTGGCGTTTCAGGTCGATGCAAAAATGAAAAAAATCGCCAGGGATATCGAGTACACTTACCTAAATGGTGTATACGCAAAAGCAGATTCCGATACCAAAGCCAACAAAACACGCGGCATTCTACCGGCCATTACATCCAATATTGTTGACGCTGCGGGGAAGCCGCTTACTGTTTGGATGCTGGCTGATGCGCTAAAAGTTATCTATGAAAGCAACGCACCGACAAACGGATTGGTGGTATGGCTTGATGCTATTAGCATGTTCCAACTCAACGCCGACGCGCAAATGAACGGAAACACAATTGTTCCGGCAAGCCGTGAGGTCAACGGAATCAGTTTATCGAAAGTTCTGACACCGTTGGGGGAGGTAAACCTTTACCTAGGAGAATTTCTTCCAGCCGGAACCGCTGGAATCTTCAACTTTGATGTGATTTATCCCGTTGAGCAGATGACCCCAGGCAAAGGGAATTTTTACCTTGACGCACTCGGAAAAACCGGCGCGGGTGAAAAATACTATATTTTCGGGCAGACTGGTCTTGACCACGGCCCGGAGTGGTATCACGGCAAGATCACGGGGATTTCCACAGAATTCAATGCTCCAACCGGAGTTCGTGATGTAAATGTGTTGAGTATGCCTGAGGCTTCGGGTACTTGATATGGATATTAATGCAGAGATCGAAAAACTTATTCCAAGAATCTCCGAAGAACTCTCCGCATCTGATGCATTGAGCCTGAGAGGCATATATGAGGACGCATTGGAAATCGCCCTTGCCAAATCCCACAGAACGGAGCCGAACGCCGCGCTTCTGGTTCTCGTTCGAAACTACGTGATTTCCGTATGGAATAAGCGCGGCGACGAAGGAATGACAGGCAGCGGCGCGGGTGGGCAGACATTCAGCTATGATGATGCGGAAGAAAAATTATCCAAAGAAATCGTAAGAGCAGGATTGCGGGTGCCGAGACTATGAAAAACAGTACGCTTGTGACAATATGGTATTGCAGCCCTGTTTCCGTCAACGATGGAGGAGAAGTTCTTCAACACTTCGTCAATCTCAGAAGCACAAAAACAAACATTCAGACAGACCGAAGCGAACTGGATATTCAGTCATTCGGGGAATACGTGGATGAAATTGCGAAGCTGCGCTTCACGAAGCTTCCAGAAATCCAGAAGGGCGACGCAATCTATTTGCGTCGCCCTTCTCCTATTGGGACATTTGAAAAAGAAGGTAAACCGTTCACTGACTATGGGGCGGGGGATTACCGCGTTTTGCAGGTTCTCCCCTCGTTTGTTGGAGCGAACCCCTTTCGGAACCCAACCACGGTTATTATCCGCGCTGAAACGAGGTGAACCATGTTTGAGATCAAAATAAATGGGCTGCAAGAGCTTGAAAAAAAGATCGCGAGGACGATATCTGGAATGCCGGAAGCGGCTCGTCGCGGCGTGGAAAAAGGCTTAAAAACCACTGCCGGAATTGCAATTCGGCTTGCGCCCGGCGTTGTTGCAAAATCCATCAAATTTGAAATCCTCAACGCCGATGGGAATGAAGTGGCGGGCCGGGTGTTCACTGACACGTCCATTACATCTTTTGCGCCTTATGTTGAGTTCGGAACCGGCTTGAAGGTTGACGATCAAGGGAACCCGGAAGCAATACGCCTGAAGCGTGCAAAGAGCATACCGTGGTATATTCATGTTTCGATGGTTCCAAAGTCGTTTGAAAAGTACGGGTATCCGAAAGTCAAAATCAATGGTCAAGAGTATTGGGAATGCGACGGAATGTATCCGCATCCCTATATGCACCCCGCCGCATTCCAAAACCGTGAGGGCACAGTGAACGCCGTTGCGGTTGAAATCATCAAACTATTCCGGGAGGCTGTGGTATGAGGCTCTATGCGTTCAGCACGGAAGGGATCACGCGGAAGATAACCGGCGCTATTTCGGAGATTGAAAGCTTCGGCAAAGACCGTGTGATTCTCACTAATCCGAGCGCCAGCGCGGAATTCCCTTGCTGTGTTGTGCAGCCTCCGCTTCAAAAGGAAGTTTACCTTGATGCGGGGCGCGACCTCTCAATCACCGTTGAGGTATGGGGCAGCCGGCAGATGGAAGTGCTTAGACTATTCGATCAAACGTCAAAAAAGCTACAAGGATTGAATTTGAAGCTCACAAACAACACGCCCCTTCACAGGGACGAAATCACAGGCAAATGGCGTTACGGCGGATATTTTGAAGGCCGCTGGAATGCAATTACAAATCACATTGAAAGGAATTGATGGTATGGCAGAATTTAATGCCGACGCAAAGACTACGCCGAAGGGCACAATGCGAACGGAATTGTGGTATGCGAAGAGTGGAGACGGCGCAGAAATGAAGCAAATCTTCATGGTACAGGAAATTCCGAAGCTCGAAAGCGCACCGGAGCAGATTACCTATACGGCGCTTGAATCTTCGGAGGAATTTGCGACACCGGGTAAAAAGAAAAGTGAAACTCTGGAAGTTCCGGTTTTATATGTTGCAGAGCAGCACAAGGAATTAAAGACGATTTCAGAAAGCCATACGCGCGTGTGGTTTTTTGTAAAGCTGCCGGACGAAACAGCAGCTGAGAGTGGCAAACCGTTAACGTATAAATTCCCTGGGACCCTCCATCTTGCGGGAGACGCAATTTCAGACGGTGACATGATCAAGGACACGATCACTATTTACAAGGATGGCAAGGTTGAAGAAACCGAAGGGCTTCCGTCAGCCGATCTGTGAGAGTAAAGGAGAAAAACAATGGTTATTACAACAAAAGAGAATACTGTGGAAATCCGCCTCACCACCCGGAGCATGGCAGTGTTTGAGGAAAAATTTGGGATCAAGGATTCAATTCAATTTTGGAAACGTGCGGCGGCAGGTCCTAACGTTAAGATACTGGCAACGGCCCTATTCACATTTTCAAAAGAGGTTTCCAGTTTGGACGATGCCTTTGACCTTATTGACGAATGCAGGACTGAGGGAAAGACCATCTATGAGTTATACGAAGAGTTGATTCAGGAGGCAAATGGCGGCGGTTTTTTCAAAAAAATTTACACCGTAGAGGAGCTGAAGGAGGAAATGAAAGCACCGGCGCTCGATCTGGAACAGATTGTGAACTCTGCGGTGAATACTATGGCGAAGGATGCAATAATTGGCGCGGTTTAATTGCTGCGATACGTCCGGAAGCATACAAATGCGGGGTCAAGCCGCTTGAATTCCAGGAAATGTCACTCTTCGAAGTGCACGAATACATTGAAGCGTATCACGAACGCCAAAAAGACAAATTCAGGTATGAGGCGATTCTATTAAGCGGGCTTGCGTCCCAAGTCATAAACGCATTTTCACAACAACCGAAGAATTTGACGCTCAAAAAGATGTATCCCGAACTCTTTGAAGAGCCAAATAAAAATATCCCCCCGGAACGCAAAGAAAAGGCGATTGTTCAGACATGGAAAGCGTTCCTTGACGCATAAGGGAGGCTCCGTAAGGGGCTTCCCCTTCATTTTGGATGAAATCTGGTGATTATATGGCGGTAACGGTCGAAGAAATAGAAATCATTGTCCGCGCGAAAGTCGAAGAAGCATTAAAAGAGCTACGAAAAGTCCAGTCCGAATTACAAAAAATCGGAGCCGCCAGTTTGTCCAATATGTCCAGTCAGGCAAAAACAATCGCGCCTTCGGTCTCCAAAGCGGCGGAGGCCGTGAAGAAATCCAATAAGGAGATTCAGGCAGCGGCAAAGGCTGCTGCGGATCAATATGGTGATCTGAACAAGATCATACAGGAAACCGAAAAACGCGCAAAGAACGCGGCAACGCATACAACGATTCAGCAAAGAAGCGCTGATTTGGGTAAAGAGGGTAAAGTGCTAACCCCTACTGCGCCTCTCAATGCTTATATGCAAGACAAAATGTCATATGAAAACCTCATGGCGTCCATACAGGGAAATTGGTTGGGAAGTAATGTGGCATCTCAGACGCAAGAGGCTACAAAACAGGCGCAAGCGCAGATAGAATATATATCTCGCATGAAGCAAGAGACGAATCGAGTGATTGCGGCCCTTCGAAAGCTTGGCCCTGTTGGTCGGGCAGCGGCGCAGGCAGTCGCGGCCGCAACGAGCCAAGCAACTGATGAAGCAAAGAGATACGAAAATCAAATTAAAAAAACCGCCAAAACGGCCCAAAAAGACTTCGGGAGCATGGGCTACTACATAAAGAGGGCCCTTATGATGACTGTTGTATGGGGCGGTATGCGGGCGGTCACTTCAACGATCAAAGAAGGGATTCAATCCGCTATTGCCGCGCCGGAAACCGAGAACCTTTTCAGGGTTGCCCTTGGGAACATGGCAAACGACGCGGAGCAATTCGCCGTGCGGTTAAAAAATAACCTTGGCCTTGATGAATATATCACAAAGGATATGTTGGGAACTTTCCAGCAGATCGGAACAGCGGTTGGTGTAGGCCAGAGCACGGCGTTTGGTATGAGCAAAAGCATGACGATGCTTGCAAACGACATGGCAAGCCTCTACAACGTAGACCCGCAGCAGGCTTATGAAAACCTGCAATCAGCCCTCACAGGGCAGGGGAGGGCCGTTCGGAAGTATGGCTTTGTCATTACCGAACAAACCATCAAAGAGGCTGCATGGCGCAATGGATTGGTCAAAAACGGGCAGGAATTAAACGAACAGCAAAAATATGTTGCGCGCGGAATCGCTTTAATGGAACAGTCTAAAAACGCGCAAGGCGACATGGCAAATACGCTTGGAAGCGTACAGAACCAGCTTCGCGTTTTAAAACAAAGGATTGACGCAGCAAAAAGAAGCTTGGGACAGGCATTTATTCCCGTGATCCAGGCGGCGCTTCCTTGGCTGAATGCATTTACCGTATTGATCGAGCGAGCGGGAACCGCGCTTGCCAAGTGGACATACAGCAAAATGGGCATGGATTACGATGCGGAGATCGCAAAGCAGAAGCAGGTTATCAATGGCTATAACGGAATTGCGGCGGCAGAGGATGAAATCGGAGATTCTGCGGAGAAAGCCGGGAAGAAGGCTCAAAAATCCTTGCTTCCCATCGACCAAATCAACCGCTTGCAGGCCCCGGCAGAAAACAACATCAAAACCTCTTCAGGGGGCGGCGCGGGTTATGATCCAGGATGGGGATACGAAGTGGACACCGGGCCGATAGCAAACTTCGGGGCGGTGGCGGATAAACTAAAAGAAAAGCTTGAAAAGATTTTGCCGGTGGTTACGACTATCGGAATAGCGTTTGCAATGTGGAAAATAGGAAAACCAATTTTCCACGGGTTGGAATTGATTTTAGGCGTAAAGGGCTTGAAGGGCGTATTAGAAAAGCTTGGACTATCTGGCGGAGCAGTTGCAGGCGTGGCGGGGGGGGGGTTTTTTTTTGTTGCGGCGGCAGTTCTTATTTGTGTAGCGAGATTTACCGAGCTGTACACCAAAAGCGAAAAATTCAGATTAGGGCTCAAAACGATTTGGGACGGTTTTTTAAACGGTGCGAAAACAGCACTAAATTGGATTAAAGAAAAGTTTACAGGGCTTTATAACTACATCTTCCCCGAGGAAGTCAGGAATGAAATCTCCTCAGCATTAGATGCGCTGGATATTGATTTTGGAGATTTGGGGATTACGATAGCAGGTATAGCCGCCATGTTTATACCTGGCGGTCAAGTAGTAGGTGCTATCCTGCTGGGCTTTGAGGCCATCACGCTCGCTATTCGCGGCGTTGGATATGCTGCTGAGGATTACATACAGCCTGTAGACCTATTTCAAGATAGCATCAGCAATGTTACCAAAACGAAGGTTGAGCCGTTTGTGCAGCAACTCCGTACTCTGGATGATGCAATAAAGACCATTGATTGGGGAAATAAAATTGTTAAGCAGGAGGATGTTGATAGCATTGCGCAAAAGGTTAAAGCGATTAGGGAAACCATCGTCAAGGAACTGGACGCTGATCACAACGAGGCGCTTGCCAATTTAAAACCTCTCAAAGATAATTTAGGCAGTGAAGCATATCAGCAATTGGTTTCCTCTACCGATAAATATTATGAGCAGCAGAAGCAGAAAACGCAAGATGCAGAATCTCAAATCAATGCGATTATGAAAGCTGCTGCTAAAGATAACCGAAAATTGCGTGAGGACGAAAAAGAAAAAATTGCGCAGTTGCAAGAACAAATGCAGACAACAGGAATTGAAACCCTTTCTGAAACCGAGGCGGAATCCCTTGCAATCATGCGCCGCATGAAAGAAAACTCCACTCGCGTTTCCCTTGAACAAGCCAGTGAGATTATCAAAAACGCAAAAAAAACACACGACGAAAAGGTGAAGGCCGCTGAAACCGAGTACGAAAAGACCATATTCTATGCAAAAAAACAAAAAGAGGCCGGAATCATCACTGAGGAACAGTACAAAGAACTTGAGGCGGCGGCGAAAGCTCACAAGGACGAGCAGATTGGAACTTCCAAAAAAACATATGAGGGCATCCTTGACAGCGTACAAACAAATTTGGGCGAAACCTCAAAGTACATTAATACGGAAACAGGCGAAATTAAAAAGAACTGGCAGGTATGGGGAGAGGATTTGGCAAAGTGGGCCGGAGAGACTTGGGAAAATATAAAGACGGGTGCTTCTGAAAAATGGGAAGAAATCAAAAATGTGTTTTCGTTTTGGGGAAACAATATTAAAGAATGGTGGAACACCGAGTGGGCGCCAAAGTTCACAAAGAAGTATTGGAAAGATAAGTTCAACTCAATTCTCGACAGTGCAAAAGAAGTGCTTGCCGACTTGAAAAAACGCTTCGAGGGATGGAGGGCTAAAATTAAAACCCCACACATGTATTGGGATAACAAAGACGGGTTCAACACATCTGGCCTGATTAAGAAGGCTCTCGAAGCGCTGAACCTTCCCACTGTAATACCGAAGTTAAAAGTGCAATGGTTGGCCACAGGCGGCATTTTGGATCGCGCCCAGTTTATAGGTGCGGGAGAAGCGGGTGCGGAGGCCATTGTTCCCCTCGAAAGGAATCTTGGATGGCTCAAAAAACTCGCTGAACAAATCGTGCGCGAGATGGAGAGTTATGCAGCCATTCCGACTGTTACCGTAGATCAGTTCAAGCTTCCGCAAAGAAACATACCTTACGCGCTGGAACCGTTTGCGAACGACAGATCGGTACGCGCCGCGAAAATCGCCAATGACGCAAATTACAGAAAGGTATGTCTCATCCTTGAACGTATCCTTACAGCAATCAAACAGAAGAGTTTCAATGTTCAAATAGGAGACAGAGAAGTTTACGAAAGTGCCGTTCGCGGTGGAAAGCGGGAATCATTGGCAACGGGTAGACCGGCATTTGGAATATAATGCCGGTCGTATTTCCTTCTTATTCTTTTAATATAGACAAAATTATCCTGATATGATATAGTGATTTCAAGAAATTAAGGAGTGAATAGAATGTATTGTCAAAAATGTGGAACATACACAGACGGAAAGTTTTGCCCAAATTGTGGAGCTCCCACTCAAGAAGAAAAAGCCGAAACTACGCTGAATGGTCAGTCTGCCAACCTTACACCACCTGCACCACAGAAAAAGCAGAAGAAAAAGCTTCCTGCGTGGGGAAAGATTGGAATAGTTCTTTTGGCCTTTATGCTATTGGTTTGGGCAATAAGCGAAAACATAAGCGATGCAGTGTTTGCAACGGGACTGATCGGAACGACTATATATATGATTTCTCTGATTGTATCAGCAATAAAGAAGCGAAGTATAAAAATTAATCTTTTGTGTCTGATTGCAAGTTTTGCTCTAATTATTATTGGGGTGGCAGTGCCTACCGATGAATTTAAAAAACTTGATAAGTACGAATGGGGAAGCACTGCCGAGGATGTTCTTAAAGAAATTGGTGTTAAAGAGATAAAAGACATATATGAAGATGATAAGTCCAGTGTTGTGTTTCCTCGAATAACAACAGAAAAAACGGAGTTATCCCTTTTCTTAAGCAAAGACAGTGATGGAAAATGGGAAGTAGTTCATGTAAAAGATAACGAGGACCGCAAGAAAGTATATTATGACACCTTAAAACATGATAACGAAGGAAAGCTTGTCAAGGATATTTATTCTTATGAAACAGGGGAAGTGATTGAAAGGGCCGATCCTAAAGCAAAAGAAAAACAGGAGAAAGAACAGCAAGGATATCAATCCGAATTAGATGAGAAGATAAAGGAAAATAGTACTAAAAAATTAAAAGATGCCCAGTCCCTTCCACAGACAATTATAAGTGCTTATGATAAAAACGCGGTAAAAGCAAGAGAAGAGTATGTAGGGAATACTTACACAATTGCGGGAACTGTCGTTTCTGTAAATGATGGCGTTCTCCCCGCCACAACAGATGTCGAAATCAATTGCAATGGCGTTTCCGTTATTTGCACATTCAAAGGAACTGAGCGCGAAAAAATAGTTAGCAAGAATAAAGGCGACGATATAGTTGTTACAGGAAGATGCGATGGCATCGCGCTATTAAGAGACCTGAGTTTTAATTCGTGTATTATTGATGAAATTTAGGCAAATAAACCGAATCCATTTAAGTGTATATAAAATCCCTGCGCCGATTAATCGACGCAGGGATTTTATATGCAAAAATTGGAGCAGGTGAAATGTTCAATCCGCGCTCCACGCGGAGCCCGACATCAAAAATACACGATCCACGCCTATTTTACAATATTTTGCAAGCCCCACCACTGGAAAAACATAACGCTTGACGAATCGACTTCGCGGAACTATCATATACTAGAACAAACGTTCTTGCGGAGGCGAACAATGGAACGCTCAATCATGCATGTCGACTGTGACAAATTTTATGCATCTGTGGAGTGTTTGCATCATCCGGAAGCCAGAGACAAACCAGTTGTCGTTGGAGGGGATCCGGAACAGCGTCACGGCATCGTCCTGACGAAAAATGAAATTGCTAAGCATTACGGGGTCAAGACCGGGGAAGCCCTTTGGCAGGCAAAGCAAAAATGCCCCGGCCTTATCATCTTTCCGCCGAATTTTCCACTGTATGTCCGATTCTCCCGTCTGGTGCGGGAAATCCTGCTGGAGTATACGAACCAGTTAGAGCCATTTGGCATTGATGAGTGCTGGATCGACGTAACTGGCAGCGAGGGCTTGTTTGGACGTAGCGAGACGCTGGCAAAAGAGATACAACAGCGCATCTGGAAAGAACTCGGTATTACGGTCAGCATCGGCGCGAGCTGGAACAAAGTAACGGCGAAGTTGGGCAGCGACTACCGCAAACCGCACGGCCTGACGGTGCTGTCAAAAAGCAACTACAAGGCAATTGTCTATCCACTGCCGGCATCCGACCTGCTCTACGTCGGCGCGGCAACGATGCGTAAGCTTCGAAATTACGGCATTTACACCATCGGAGAGCTTGCAACTGCCCCGGACAGTACCCTGCATGGGATATTCGGCAAAATCGGCTTGATCCTCAAACAGTTTGCGCTTGGTAACGATCAATCCCCGGTCAGCCCCTATGGCAGCGAGATAGTCATTAAATCAGTAGGCAACAGCACGACCACCCCGCGTGATCTTGAAACCGATGAGGATGTGAAGCTAGTCTATTATGTGTTAGCGGAGAGCGTGGCGCGCCGGATGCGGGAACTCGGCTTTAAGGGCCGGACGGTCTGCATCTCCGTGAGAGATAATGCACTTGCTTCCTTCACGCGGCAGGGCAAGGTAGCGTATTATACCAACATCGGCAGCGAAATCGCTCGAAAAGCAATGGAGCTCTTCAAGGCAAACTATCGATGGGATCGGCCGATTCGCAGTATCGGCGTAAGCGTGACAGACTTTGAGCATGACAGCATTTGTACGCAGTTGGATTTCTATACGGATGAAGGCAAGCGCGAAAAGCTGGAGGCGCTGGACAGGGCGGTTGACGGCCTAAAGCAGCGCTTCGGGAATTTCGCGGTACAAAGGGCGACATTATTAAAAGACAAGACCTTGACACAATTCAATCCCTATGAAGACCATACCATTCATCCGGTGGGATATTTATAAACCAGTGAGGGATGATAGGGATGCAGGATATCAGGCGCAAGGTATACGTCAGTGTATTGGCTGAGATGACGCCTACCGGTTATGCCCAACCCAAGGTAATCACTTGGGAGGATGGCACGCATTATGAGATCGATCAGATCAAGGACGTGCGAAAAGCCGCGTCGCTCAAAGCGGGCGGAGCGGGAATCCGATACCGTGTCAGGATTGGCCGGACGGAAACCAATCTCTATTTAGAGGAAAACAGATGGTTTGTAGAAGGAAAGTGATCTGGAAATGTGCGGAAGATACACAATATCAATCGACGAGCAGGAAATACGGGATATCGTGAATACAATCACGCAGCAGCGTCCGGGCATGGAAGTCAAAACCGGCGAGATTTACCCCACCAACCCCGCGCCGGTTCTGCTGGCCGGGCGAGATAATATCCGCCCGGATGTGGCAGTATGGGGGTTCCCCAACTTCCGCAGCAAAAGCGGCGTTATCATCAATGCCCGCGCTGAAACAGCGCTCGATAAAAAAACCTTCCGGGAGAGTCTGCTCTCACGTCGGTGTGTGATACCAAGCACTGGTTTTTTCGAGTGGACGAAGACTGGCGCAAAGAAAAAATACTTGTTCCGCGAAACCGGAAAATCGCTGCTTTACATGGCCGGAATTTACAATGATTACGGCAATGAGCGAAGGTATGTGATCCTCACCACGGATGCAAACCAGTCTGTTCAGGAAATTCACAGCCGCATGCCGGTTATCGTGCATCAGCAGGAGATTGGGGACTGGATCAAAAACGAAACCGCAATGTATAAGATATTGGAGCGTGTACCTCCGGTGTTGACAGCCGCGCAGGCATAGATAAAATAACGAAAGCGTTTATCCCACCGGGGTAGGCGCTTTTTATATACACGAAGGGCAGGAGAAAAAATGTTTACTCCCGGAGATAATCCTATCAGATTGGTAGACGGTCAAAAAGTAAAATGTCCCTCAAAATATGAATACATTCTCAGTGATGTTTCAAAATCTGACGCAGGGCGTACAGAAGATACGGTGATGCACAAAGGAAAAGTGGGGCAAACAGTTTCTCTAAACGTTGGATGGGAGTTTCTTACCACCTCTGAACTTTCGCGGCTGCTGAAACAATTTGATAAAGAATATATCAGGCTTGAATATCTGGATGCAAAAGCAGGGGATTTTCTTACGTCTGAGTTTTACGTGAGCGACCGCACGTCGCCAATGTACAACAGCGAATTAGATAAATGGGAAAGCTTAGAGTTTTCCATCATCAAACGAAGCGGGAAGTGATATTTTGTATAACATTTCGTCGGAAGCCCTTGCGGTACTGCAATCAGACGCGCCACAAGGGATTTCTATTCACGTTAATGGAACAGGTGGGGAATTGAATTTAACGGAATCTGATTTTGTGGGGGATATCACAATAACCCGGCGCTGCGTGGCTGGGGAGAAAATAGAGATCGGTACCGCGATAGCTTCCGAGTTCAAGGCCACACTGCAAAACTATGATGGGCGGTTTGACGGGTTCGTTTTTGAGGGCGCGGAGCTGTTTGTACGTTTTTCTGTCCCTGTTGGAAGCGGAGTTGAATATATCCCCATAGGATACTTTACAATCGACGAGCAGCCCCGCAAACTGTCTACTATCTCAATTACTGCGCTCGACCGCATGGCTAGATTCAACCGGTCGTATGATACAACTACGGCCTATCCGGCATCTCTGTACCAGGTCCTTTCTGACGCATGCTTGAAATGCGGCGTACCTCTAGCAACAACATCGGGTAGCCTTATAAACGCAACGTATTCGCCTCCGAAACGCCCCGAATCGGACGGATTGACTTATAGACAGGTTGTTGAATGGATTGCGGAATTGGCCGGTACTTGCGCTTGGATTGATTGGGATGGGAAACTCAGATTGACATGGTATGCGGATACGACAACCCGAATATCGCCCTCAGACCGTTTTACCTCCGATATGCAAGAAAACGATATCACAATTACAGGCATGCAAATCGTGGCAAATGATGAAACGGGGACAGTTTATCAGTCGGGCAACGATGTATATGCGTTGAACATTGAAGGAAACCTTCTTGCGCAAGACAATTTACAAAATCTATGTGATGCACTGCGCGCCAAAATAGATGGCTTTACATACCGTCCTTACACCTGCACGACGATGGGATATCCTCACCTGTGGCCGCTTGATAAAATTATCTATGAGGATAAGGATGGCGTGGAGCATGTCTCAATTATTACAGATCACACGATTAAATTAAATGGAGCATCTGCCATAGCTGCCAAAGGCGAGACCACGCAGCGAAATGGCTACGCAACCTCTGCACCCCTTACATCAAAAGAACGGGCCATTTTAGAGCGTATGAAGGCGCAGACCAACCGCAAGTTGTCTACCATGCAACAAGCCGCCCTTGAACTCAACGAAACAATGGCAAACAGCATGGGGCTTTATAGCACGACAACCGTAAACCCCGACATGTCCGTTACCGCTTACTGGCACGATAAACCTACGCTTGAAGATTCTCAGTACATTTACACCCGAAACGCCGGGGGATATGCGTGGACTGATAGCGGATGGAACGATGGGGAGCCCGTCTGGCAATACGGAGTGACCAAGGACGGCATTGCAATCCTCAACGTACTCCACGTCTACAAGCTGACTGCGGATTATCTCGATGTGCGGGGGCTAACTGTTACCAATGCATCCGGGACGGAAACCCTGAAAATATCCCCACAGGGCGACGTCTCCCTCAACGTCAAAAGCCTAAGCATCACGGGGAACCAGGTGGCGACGCAGGGGGATTTGACGAGCGG